TTGGTTGAGAATTTATTTGGCGAAACTAAAAGCGAATCAGGAACAATAGAGCTAGAAGGTAATACGATACAATACATATCAGATGGTGAATATATAACCTTAACAGTAACAGATGCAGACGGAAATGAAACAATTATTACTTTGCCTATCGGTAGTTTTACTTTCTAGTTGCTCTATTCTTTCCAATAAAATACCGCCAATAACTATTGTAAAACAAGCGGAAGTTGGTAATTTAATTAACCAACAACTTGCTAACATTGGTAAACCTACACAAAGACCCAGCGTAGCTGTTTATCCTACAGGGTTTACTGATCAGACAGGACAACGTAGAAGTAATAGTCAATTTGCTACTTTTTCTACTGCGGTTACTCAGGCTCCTCATGCATATTTAATTAGAGCGTTAAAACACGCAGGAGGGGGTGAATTTTTTGACGTAGTAGAGCGTGTCGGTTTAGATAATTTAACTAAGGAAAGACAACTTATACGTTCAACACGAGAATCATTTGATGAAGACCTAAAATTGTTACCTTTAACTTTTGCTGGAATGATATTAGAAGGTGGGGTTATTAGTTATGAAAGCAATATACGTTCTGGTGGTTTAGGTGCTAGGTATTTAGGTATAGGGGCTACAAAACAATACAGACAAGACACAGTAACGGTGTCTTTAAGAACAGTTTCTGTAAGCACAGGAAAAGTTTTAATCGAAGTGCTTGTCAATAAGACCATTTTAAGCGTATCATTGAATCAGGATGTCTTTAGATTTATCAGTGATAACACTGAATTAATAGAGATCGAAAACGGTATGGTAGAAAATGAATCTATTAGTATCGCCCTTCAGAACGCAATCGAAACTGCAGTATTACAAACAATAAAATTAGGAATAGAAAAAAATTATTGGAAATTAGAAAAATGAAAAAAATTTTACCTTTTTTGTTAATTAGCTCATTGTTAGCAGATAATGAAATTTACGTTAATCAAGTCGGTAATTCAGCTACTATTGATTTAGAACAAATAGGTAGTTCTAACCTTATAGGTGGTACTTCAGCTACTTCTGGAAGTATGACTGCTCTTGATTTAGACGGAGTAAGTATGACGCTTGATATAAACCAAATAGGTTCAAGCAACTTATTTAGGTCAGATGCTATAGACGGTGATAACTTTACAGGTTTTTTTGAGTTTGCTGGAGACAGTAATACTTTTGATATACTGATGAACAGCACAGGTTTAATTACCGCAGACTACGTAGATTTAAATATAGACGTAACAGGCTCAAGTAATACATTTGATTTAAAAATAGCGGAAAGCGACGACACTAGCTATTTAAATTTAGACTGGATTATTACAGGTGGTAGTAACACATTTGATTTTGATATTGATTATGAAAATGCTACGAATTATATGGACGTTAACGGTAGTTCTAATGATATTACTTTTAACGGTAGTGGGTATTCTGGAACAACCTCTGCCGACAGTGGATATTTTTATTTAGATTTAGACGGAAGCAGTAATACAATAGATGTAACACAAGCTTCAACATTAGCTAGAGATTATGTCAAAATTGAGAGCACTGCTTCTAATTCTAATATTTGCGTCATTCAAAACGATGGCGGAACAACAACCACTTGTTGAAGTAGGAGACGTTACCGAACTTAACGGTCAAGTTCAGATACTTAGAGATCAACCCTACACAGCCGAGCTAGACTTTAGTATTCAACAAAACGATAACGTACAAACCAACGTAGGTAGAGTTGGTATTACCTTTTTAGATGATTCCGTTGTCAGACTTACCGAACATTCTAAACTTACAATAGACAAATACGTCTTTGATCCTAATCCAAGCAAATCTAAATTAGCTTTAAATTTTGCTAGTGGTACAGCTCGATTTATTACTGGTAAATTAGGTGCTATAAATAAAGAAAATATTTCTATTACTACACCAACAGCTAATATAGCCATCCGAGGAACCGACTTTACTTGTACGGTAGATGAGCTAGGCAGATCTTTAATTATTCTCTTACCAGATATTAACGGTATTTCTAGTGGTGAAATATTAGTTACTACAGCTTTAGGAAGCGTAATTCTAAATAAGCCTTATGAAGCTACAACCGTAGATGTTTTTGAAAATAAACCAAGTTCTCCAGTTATTTTAGATTTAAGTTTGGATCTAATAGATAACATGTTGATTGTTAATCCGCCTAAAGAAAACCTTAGATTGCAACAAGAAGAAAGTAATAACAAATCAAAAAATATTTTAGATATAGATTATTTAGAGTTTGAAGAACTAGATCAAGACGCTTTGGCTGAAGACAACTTAGAATTCACTGAATTAGATATTAATTTTTTAGATGTAAATTTCTTTGAGGATTTATTAGCTATTGTAGAAGAATTAGACATGCTTAAAGAAGAAGAACTTAAAAGTCAGGTTGGTTCTTCTGTGCAGGGAACAGAAATAGGTCAAGATTTAGAAACACAAATTATTACTATCTTACAAGGAGAAACAATTTCTTTTAGACGAGAAGTCCAGCAAAAATTAAGATTAGACATTGACAGTTCTAACGGTTATACTTTAGTTTTTATACAAGATGGAGTAAGTAATACCATTAAAGTAAATGGTGGAGGAACTTCAACTATTACTATAAAACAAAGTTCATGAAAAAGAACATACTGTTATTGTTAGCAAGTTCTATTCTTGTTTTACCTTATATTTTCCAACCTATAGCTTACGAGACTTTAAAATTAAAAACTTTTGATTCTTTTGTTGAGCAACATGAACCTTCAGGGTATTTCACTATTTTAAATATTACAGATCAAGACGTTATAAAAGAAGGGGGTTATCCTTTTCCAAGACAAAAATTAGCAGAAATACAAAAACAATTATATGGCAAAGGGGCTATAGGTGTTGGTTGGGTCATAGCTTTTACTGAACGTGATAGATTCGGTGGTGATCAAGAGTTTGCAGAAGCCATAAATATGACAGTGCCTACAGTATTTGCTATGTTTGAAAATGATACTAAGTTTTATCCAAAAACCACAGGTACAGTAATCTTAGGCAATGATGTAGCAGGTTATCCTGCAAGAGGTGTGAGACAAAACGTTATTGCAGGACATGAGGGTGTAGCGTCGGCACCAGTAGATGTGGATAATTTAGTAAGAAGAATGCCCTTGCTTATGAAATCACCTGATGGATGGATACCTGCGTTTGGCACACAAGTTTTAAAAATATTAGCAGGGTCTGATACTTATATAATTAAAACAAATCCTAACGGTATTCAAGAGATAACTGTAAAAGGCATACCACCAGTTAAGACAGATAGTTTAGGTCGCAAATGGATTAGTTGGGTAAATACCCCTGAAACTACTCTTGACGAAATGGATGTTGAAAATAAATTTGTTTTTGTAGGGGTAACAGCACAAGGTGTAATGCCACAAGTGGCAACACCAGCAGGCTTATTAGAACCGCACAAAATCCAAGCAGCACTTGCCGAATCCATTTTAATAGAAGATTCACCATATATTCCTGATTATAGTTTATTTGTTGAAATATTCATATTCTTTATATTTATAGTATTGGTTTGGGCTTGTCTTAGTTATTTTGGTATTGTTTTAAGTGCAATAAGTTTCCTGTTTCTTTTAATTACTCAAATAATTATTGGCTCAACTTTTATCAAAAATGGTTTATTAATAGATATAACTTGGGCGTTTATTTCTAGTTTTGTTATAGGAACGTTAACTTTTTATTTAAGATTTAAAGAACAATTTAAACTTAGGCAACAAATTAAAAAACAATTTGAACATTATCTCGATCCACGACAAGTTAAACAACTACAAAAAAATCCTGATTTATTAAAACTAGGTGGTGAGAAAAGAAACTGTACTTTTATTTTTACTGATCTAAGAGGTTTTACTGCTTTATCTGAAAGTGTACCGCCTGAACAAGTAACTTATATAATGAACAAAGTTTTGACAGCTCAACAAAAAGCTGTGCAAAAATACGGAGGCATGGTAGATAAGTATATTGGAGATGCGATGATGGCTATATTTAATGCACCTTTAGATATGATGAACCATGAAAAAAGAGCGGTAGAATGTGGCGTAGAAATAATGAAAAACATAACTATATTAAACCAAGAGTTATTATCTGAAAATCTTCCAGGAATAGCCATAGGTATAGGCATAAATACTGGTGAAGCTATTGTTGGTAATATGGGTAGTGAAAATAGGTTTGATTATACAGCTATAGGTGATGCGGTTAATACAGCAGCAAGGTTAGAGTCTGCTACTAAAGAATGTGGTGTAAATATATTAATAGGTGAAACTACTGAAAGTTTCTGTGGCTACTATTTACAAGAATTACAGCCTATAATAGTAAAAGGTAAAAGCAAACCATTGAAAATATTTACTTGGAAATAATATGTTAAAAGGATTACTAAAAAATGTCGTGGGTAGTGTAGCTCCTACTCTTGGCTCTGCTTTAGGTGGACCTTTAGGAGGAATGGCTAGTAAAGTTATTTGTGAAGTTTTAGGTTGCGACAACAGCCCTAAAGCCATAAATAATGCGATACAGTCTGCTACACCTGAACAAATGATGGAACTTAAAAAAGCAGAACAAGCTTTTGAAGTTCAAATGAAAGAACTTGATGTAGATGTATTCAAATTAGAAGTACAAGATAAACAAGACGCTAGAGGTAAGTTTAGCAAAGATTGGACTGCTAGAATTATGGGTATAGCTACTGTCGGTGGTTTTTTAGGTTATATATTTTTAGTTACCATTCAACCACCTGAACAAAACTCTGAAGCTCTTATTAACTTAGTTTTAGGGTATTTAGGGGGTTTAGCTAGTGCAGTTATTTCATTTTATTTTGGAGCATCTAACACACCTAATAAGGAGGACTAAAATGCATATATCTGACGAAGGTTTGGAATTAATAAAACATTTTGAAGGCTGCGAACTTGAAGCTTACTTTGACGCAGTTGGCGTCCTTACTATAGGTTACGGACATATAAAAGGCGTACAAGAAGGCGATAAATGGACGCAAGAAAAAGCCGATTTTATGTTGCAAAGAGAGTTAGAAGAAGAATATGAACAATACGTAAATGATTACGTGCATGTAGATTTAAACCAACAACAGTTTGATGCACTTTGTTCGTGGGTATATAACTTAGGTCCCTCTAATTTTAAATCTTCTACACTTCTTAAAAAATTAAATAATAAAGAATTTAATGAAGTTCCAGAACAAATTAAAAGATGGAATAAAGCAGGTGGAAAAGTACTGGCAGGTCTTACAAGGAGGAGAGAAGCAGAAGCTTTATTATTTGAAGGTAAAGACTGGCGTCATATATAACATTAAACAATTTTGTTATAGAATAATAAAATGGCTCTTACTAAATTTGTTTTCAAACCAGGAATCTTTAGAGAAGGAACTTCGTATGATAGCGAAGGTGGTTGGTTTGATTGCAACCTCATACGTTTCAACTTTGGTAGACCTGAAAAAATAGGTGGTTGGCGTAAAGAAATCAATACAGCTTTTGAAGGCACGGGCAGACATTTACATAACTGGGTGCTTTTAGACGGTACACAAGAACTAGGTCTAGGTACTAACGAAAAATACTATATTATTCAAGGGGGAGTTTATTACGATGTAACCCCTATCCGTAGAACTACAACTGCAGGGCTAGTAACTT